GCCCTGTTCTATTACTTGCGGCATTGTTCACCTTATCCTGTTGTATTCGGGACTGCGGGTTTTTTCGGATTCATCCAACCTAATCCAGCGCTTATCCCCCCAGGCAAATAACTTCCTGCTGCTGCGCCTAAACCTTGTCCTAGTCCTTGTGCTAAACCGCCTGCAAGCCCGTATGTTTCCGGCCTATGCACGTTTTCCGTAAAGCGTCCTAATGCTTGCTGCCCTATGCCCATTAGCCCTTGTGCCCCTTGCGCCCTTAGATTCGCCCTAATAGCCCCTAATCGTTCCGAAAGGTCTGTCCCTGCACTTACCGCTGCGTTTCTAAATCCGCTGCTAGACAAGCCCCCGGAACCAAAACCAGCGAATTGTTCTGCCAAGCCTGGAACCGTTTGTTCCCTAAATCTTCTTAATTCAGGAGCTGCGAATGCTTGCATTGCCATAGGATCTTCGCTTAATAGATCCCTATAGTAATCGGCTGCTGTTCCATAAGCACCGCCAGCACCTTCCCCCATGCCCGCATTCAATAGCTGCTGATAAAGTCCTTGTTGTTCATTGCCTAATAGTGATTGCTGGTAATTCTGTTCTGGCTTGCCAAAGAAAATGTCCCCCCACCCGCGTGTTGGCGATCTATTAACCGAAGGGGAAAACCCTTGTTGTGGTTGTTGGGTAAAAAATGCCATAATCTTATGTCTCCAATAGGTATTCTATAAACGCCCTTACATTCGTAAAATCCACAGTAGTAACAACGTAAATATTAGTTTGATCATAATAAATGTTAGGCTGATTAATCGGCGTTCCTGTTTTTCCTACCGAATCAGTTGCAGCACCCCATAAGTCAATCAAGGAAAAATTCGTGTCAATCGTGATTCCATGCGCAACTGAATTTGTGCCAGCCGTTAATGTTCCTAAATCAAAACACTTTCTAAATACTGTTCTAAAGGCTTGGTTATTGTTTGTTCCAGGTATGTATTGTTTTCCGCTAATTAGTTCTTCGTCTAATAACCAACCTATCTCTCTTATATTAACAGCATTTGAAATCTTTTTAAAATATTCAATTAAGACAGGTCTTGATTGCTCCCATTGCTCAGGAATAAAATCATATACAGGAAGGTAGCTTTCAAAGTTTTGGCTATCTAAGTTTATACTCATTGGGTAATCCTTAGAAACTCAAGTGTCCAAACAACATTATTCGCTGCGCCACCATTATAATTATTAAATAAACTTAATACTGATCCAGATCCGACAAGACTTAAAAACGTAGTTGTTAATTTGCTTTGAATATAAAATTGACTGGATTGCCAATAAACTATACTGCTCATTACGCTGGAAAAGTTATTAACTACCGTGGTTGTCCCAGCATATACTATGCATAAAGCACTTGTTATGCCTGTGAAATCTAGCAAAGCAACAGAAGTGGCAGAAGCAAGCGAAAACGGCGTTATGCTTGATTGCAGCTTTGTTAAAGGCGTTGGAACCAAGGGAACCGAAAGCGTGCTTAAATTGCCCGCTGGCATTGAATAATCAATGACGCCTATGTTGGCACTGTCTTGCATTGCATACATTGCAGGTATACCAGTAGCGGTATAAGGATGCCCAGTAGGAGTTGTCGGATTATTTACAATCAAAGGCGTGTCTATTTTGTTATGCATTCCGCTATTTGTAACAGAAGAAAAAGGATAATGATCCACACCAAAAGCTGCATCCAGGGCAAGATTATTATTAAGCAGATCAACTTGAGAATCGCTAAGCTGATCTCCAGGTTGTGGTATATTTGGGTTGAATATTGTCATTTTTATCTCCTAATTCATGCTTGTTTGCAATCGGCCTGCCCTTCGAAGCCAAAGAATCTGTGCGTCAATCTGAACATTGCTTTCTTGTTCTTCCCCAATCATTTGTGCGTTTGAAAGCGTCCATTCTATTGTCAAAAACGCACCTCTTGCTGGGCAAAATACGTGTCTATAGTTCTTTGACCCGCCTAAGCCGCCTTGCGATATTGTCGGAACTGTAGAATTGAAAAAGGTGTCGGGTTGTAGCGTTGCTGGATCTATGTTTTGCGGAAAATTATTTATAGGAACGCTGTCTTGATAATCTAAATAGACATTTAAGGTAATTGCGCCTGCTGCTGTGCTTTCAATCAAAAGATCTATATATCCAAGCTGAATGTTTTGACCTTCGTCAAGGAAGTTGAATTTCTTGCTTACAACCCTAAAGTTATCTCTAATAGTAATTTCCCCTCCGCCTATATAGGTTGCAGGAGCGTTTAATTGGGGCAATGTAAATTGCAATGCTTGAGGATCGTAAAGCCAAAGACCAAAATTGTTAGCGTCAATGACTGCTGCGAAGAAAATGCCCCCATTTAAAGAAGCAAAGGGCGTGGCCAATGGAATGTTAGATATTTGAACAATTTGCCCTTCGACTAAATTATGATTAGGACTTGTTATTACAGTCGCCTGGCCTACATTCGCTTTTCCCGTGATATTTTTAATATAAAGCGATACATCATTTGTCGTCTGTTGGTCTAATTGTTCGACGTAGCCTTGCTGATTTCCCCCTGCAATTTGTAAAATCAACGGCGGATTTGCAACCCAAGGGAAATTTGCTTGCTGCCATGTAGTGTCCGCGTTTTCCCAAGTTTTTGCCTCCGCTGGCTGAAAATTTCCCAAGCAAGTTAAGGAATCAGTAAATATCGCCCAGCTATCGTTTTCGTAGTTATAAACTAAGCGTCTATTCGGATAGGTTGTAGAAAAACCGTCCCCTGGTTGATAGGGATATACCCAAAAAGCTAGTCTTTGTACAAAATCCCTAATGCCATAAATCCTGGAATAACCATTGTTAAATTGGTCGAAAGAAAAGACTAAATCAGGAATCTTTATATCAATGCGCTCTGACTTTGAACTGTCACACCTAACAACGCCTTTGTCGCCTATTCCAACAAGTGAAGTGTCGAACTGAACCGCACTAAATGTAGATTCCGCCCCCAATTCTGAATTGATCTTTTCAATCTGGAAGGGAGCTATTGTTCGCCCAGTATACCTAAGTTGCCATGTGCTGCTTTCGCAATAGATAACTAGATTATCCCTTACAAAACCTACCGCTACTATATCTTGCGCCGTTGGGATATCTAAAAAGCCACCTTGGCCTCTTATATCGTCGCGCCAAGCATTGGCATTTACCGTCGTTACAATAGAGCTTGTTGTAGTAAATGGCGTGCCAATAGCGGCCCAGCGAATGCGCTGGGGATAATTGATTGAAGTAGATAGAGATTGACCTTCTAACGTGTTAAAAGCGACTAATCTTCCCCTAAAAGGGATTAGGATTAAGCATTGGGTAAGAAGATTTGAGGAAGCGTCAATTTGCGGGGCAAAGTCAATCCACACAGACCCGTTTGTGTAGCGAATAGGATCGCCATTTTTTCCAGAAAAGTTTGTTACCCAGAAAATCTTGTTGTTTGATTTATCAACCCAATAGTTTGCCGGCCAAAAGAAATTATAATCGGTTCCGCTCCATGTAGTCCCTGGTATCCATTCACTCCATGTTCCAGAAAAGACATAAGCATATTTAGTATCGAAAGCGATTGTTTGCGTGCTATTGATATTGCTTAGTTCACGCGATAGCAAACCCATTACAGGCAAGCAAGGATAATAGGAAAAGGAAATAGTAATGGCCGTAGTCGCTAAAGTTGGAGCCGTAGCAAGCGTTAGAGCCATTGTGGAATAATTTACTGTGCCCCCGCCTCCTCCTGCTAAAACCCCATTTCCGCTTGAATCAGTAAATGTTTGCGCGCCTACAGAAACAGAAACACTGCCAGGAACAATAGAAGCATTTGTTTCTAAAGATAGAATAGTCTTAATATTCCCAGAAAAATTGCCGCTCCCATCGGTAGTGCCTAAAGCTTGAACAGAAAGATTTCTTTGAAGCCGTCCTATTAACTGGAACCCTTGCTTTCTCTTGATCCGTTCGCGCCAGACAAAAGCGTTTTCTAAAACTGGGTAAGCATCATTCGGCAAAATAAATTCTTCGCGCTGCTGGACAAGTCCACTAGTCATCCCAGTAATCTTAAGAGGTTGATAGCCAGCCAATTTACGCCTCTAAAAGTTTGAATTTAATAAAAGGAACGCTTATGATATCTAGTCCAAAATGAGGTAGATTATGAGTACTGAATTGATCCTTGGAAGCATAGGCGCATTTGTAACTTTGCTTTTTTTTATTTTGACTATTGCTTCTTTCCTTTGGATGGCAAGATGCGACTATAGACATCTTGATGCGAAAATAGATGCGATTAAAGAAGATGGCCGTATTTTTAGAGAAAAATGGGCAGAGGAATCTAAAGAATTTCACGGCAGATTGGAAAAACAAGATGCAGAATTCAAAGCATTTATGAAAGCGGAAGAGGTAAAAAGAACCAAAATTCTTACTGGGAAATAAGTTATGAATATCGATTGGACTGTTATAGGAAGCGTTGCAGTAGTTGGAGCACTGATTTATACTTTCTTGCGAAACTTTAAAACTGACATGCTTACTAGATTTGACGTTATAGACAAACGATTTGAAGCCATAGACAAACGATTCGAAAAGCTTGAAAATAAAATAGATAAAATCTCCGAAGCTGTTTCTTCTATAAAGTCCAGAATGGATAAACTGGAAGTTCGCGTTGAATAAAGAAGCTTTATTTATAGAAGAGGCAGACGACATTAATACCATCCTCCCCAAGAGCCATACATATTCCAGCCATTGGCCACTTGTGTAGCGGAGAAAATAGTTGAATTCCTTTGATTGATCTCTTCGTTGCTTTGCCTTTCAAGAACAAGCGCTTCCTGTCTGTCAAATAATGGAACTAGGTTATTGAGACCCTCCATGTCTTGACGATCTTCAAGCACTTTTATTGCCGCTCCAATTGCGATATATTGCCACCACTGATTTAGAGTCGGGTTGTCTGTAGAAGACATGAATTGTACCGGAGTTAGGTACGTCTCAATCTCAATTTTATGAACGTATTTAGGTACAGGGCGTATTACAAATTCATTATTCCAAAAAAGCATTGAATAGGGGCGGCCGACAGTATATTGCCCGACAAAGAGCGTCATTTGCTGCCCAGCTATCGGCGTTAGATTCCCAAGCCCAAAGTTAACGTAAAATTGCCCCGTTACATAATTAACAGTGCCAATTACCGTTTGTACTAAATCACCTGGGTTATCTGTATTTAGGTTCTTTAATCCAGGTACATTAGTAAAAGCAGGGGGAACAGATACAACAGGATTTGGCTCTTCAAGAATGAGATTGCCATTTCCGTCATCTCCGACCCGAATTGGTGTTCCAGAAACATCGACACCTCCCAAGGTTACCGTTTTTGAAAAAAAAGGAACGGTATTGCAAGTGAAAGAGAAAATTTGTGTAATCCCATCACCTGTTATCGGCTGCGATAATGTCGGGAATTTAGGGAACATATTGTAAAATTGCTGCCGATCTTTAAAAAAGCTCCCTGGGATTCCGTCTACAGATAAAGGAGCCCTTACAGCCTGATTGTAGTTAACGTTTAAAGGATATCTATCGATATAAGGCGACGTGTAAAAGGAATACACATCGCGCATTTGATCTATCTTGATAGCATAGGGAAAATCCTGATTGTAGAACGTATTTACGTAGCTATCAATATCGTCGGTAGTCAAAGCAGATTCGCTAGAAGAAGCCGTAAGTCTTCTTACTTTTTTCCTAATAGCTGCCAACGTTGAATTTGCTTGTACTACCATACCTTACCTTTCATTTAAATTTTCTATGTTCAAATCCGTGGCAAGAACAACAAAGCCATTGCACTTCAAAAGGTTTTTCATAATCTTTGTGATGTCCTTGTAATATTTCATTTTTCCCGCAACTTTCGCATATATTAGGTTTAGTAACGATTCCATATCGTATTGCATCCCTTAAAAATCTTCTTGCTTCATATTTAGCAAGATTTTTTTGTTTTGATTTAACCCAACTTTCTTTAAATTTTTCTTTATTTTCTTCTCTCCACTTTTTTGTTCTTTTTAACGTTTCATTTTTGTTTCTAATATAATAATCATGTATTGTCTTTCTTACGTGTTCTTTGTTTTCTTGGTTCCATTTCTTTCTATAATCTTTTCCTTTTTCACTTTTACATTTTTTACACTGTCTGCAACTTTTGCTAAACTTTTCGTCATCAAGTTCTTGTTTGCAAATCCTACATATTTTCATAGAGACTTCCTTTATTAAAAGTCTCTTCAGTATACATGAATTATATTAAAAGCTTGCACTAACAAATTCATGAATCTTGTCCTTGCCTTCAACGATCCCAATGCTTGAGTTTTCCGTGTCTAGTTTGCTTCGTCTGTTTAGGCCGCTTGCATTCACTTCGTTTACTAATCCCATTGGCACTTCGTATTCATGCCCTGGAATGAAATGCCACATCTGGATTGGTTCGCCTGCCCAACGGCAATAAGGTTTCGATAGTCTTTCGTGACTGCCTCTGTGGTTTATGTATCTAGCCTTTACCATTCGGCACTCTTCTTTCTTAAGTTTTTCCATTTTAGGACGATCCGCTTCGCTGAATCGTTTCATTCCGTCTTCTTTTACTGAATTACCTAATGTATTAATAAGCCCGTGCTGTTCGCCCGTTGCTGTTACTTGTGTTAATTGCATATTAATTTCCTGTGTTAGTTAATGAATGAAAAGGAACTGTAGTATTATTGTATAAGTTCCTTGAACCTGATGAACAAAGAGAAGCAGGCTGTTCTTTATAAGTTGCAGGAATAGTAAACGCATCGAATTGTGTTGAATCGATATTTAAACTAAACTGCAAGCCGTTAATTTCTATTATCTCACCTGTTAATTCGTTCGCTTGAAACATCCCATAATCGAAAGGAACGGTAAGCGTTACTAGTTGCCCGACTACATAGTTATTAGCCGTCGCAACAGTAACCACCATTGGGAATGCTTGCGTGATCGCAGTTATAAGAAGCGAAAGGGGCGCGCAAGGTGTGCCAGGTAGATAAGTGTTCGCGCTCATTGACCCTCTTTAAATGGAGCCTTCCCCCTTAAAAAAGGATGAAAAACAGGGGAAAGGCTCACTGGATTAATTAAACAGTTCCGTAGAAGGTCGATTCCATTTTGCCCGCTTGCCAAACGATCGTATCGCCGTTAGAACCTGCGGGTGATTGCACCCCTGCTTGTAGGTTCATATAAGGCAAAAATAGACCGCTATGGAAAGGAACATAGCTGAAATTGTACCCTGTATAGGTCTGTAGCAATGGGTTATAGGCTGTTTGCGATCCAGCAGGAGCCAGCGTTGCGAACAGAGGAGTTGTTGGCGAAGCTGTTGAAGCTGGGAAAGCAAATGCAGTAAAGCCCGTCGAATTGACGTTTACTGTTAGCGTATAAGTGCCTACAGCAGTTACAACAGCGGGAATCCCATTAAGATTCTCATTGTTGAGTTGTACCATTCCGAAACTAGAAGGAATTTGGAATACAACTTTCTGTCCTACAACATAGTTATGCGCTGTAGAAACAGTTACTACCGCTTGTGCTGCTTGTGTGATTCCTGTGATATACAAGAATTCTGGTTCTACTGGCATAACAGGCGATACGCGTCTTGCTGTAACGGCTGTTGCCGCTGCTGCGAACCCAGAAGAATCAAGACCTAGCAAAGTGAAGCCAGAACCTGAAACCGAAGAAATGGTAAAGGCCATTCCGCCTATTTGTGCCATTCCAGTAGTGTTATAAAGAACAATTTTATCTCCGTTGTTATAGGTATTGGTCATTGTTACGACCGCGCCTACAGCTTGGGAAATCGCTGTTCCTGTTACCGCCGCTTCTGGTGCTGGGTAAGAAGTTACGTAGTTGAATCCCCCAGTAGTAACCAGGTTCATGTTCAATACGTTTGAACTGGTATTTGATTTGTACCATTCAATTGCACTATTAGCCGCAAAAGAAGGGTTGCCAAACCATTCAAACATAACCCCGCGGCCTGTCGTCTGCGTAGTCGCTAATTGAGTCATGTTTATAGTTTTGAAATAGTCTGCCCCACTAGGAAGCGGAATATTTACAGGTACTCCCGTTGAAGCGAAAGACCCTTGAGTGTAAATAGTAAAAGCCATGTTATCCTCCTTACAGCCTTTGTGTTACGTTAAGGCCGCTGATCCAATTCTGATTCGTGATCGCGCGTGCAATCGCAAACTTGAAGTAGAGTTGGCTATTTTGTGCCACAGAGGAGACAACCCAAGGGGGGCGATACCCGACTGTTGCTGTATATTGGTTTTGTTCGATCTTGGCTGCTGCTTCTAAGCCATACATAGGGAGGGGATAGACAGTCTGGCCCCCAGGTTGTGAAATTCCTGGGATCTTTGCGCCTTTAGAAGCGACAAAGAATCGAAAGCGGCTTACCGAACAATATTCCTCAGGTCTTAGTCCTTCTTGTGAGGGATAAGCATCTTTGAGGAGCACACCTTGAACGTTTTGAAGATCGGGCGTGATGTCGGTACTTGCTAGAGCAATAAAAGCATCGCGTGTCGGTGCAGTAGAAAACTTATTCATTGCATCGATGCTCTCTAGCATTGTGCGCGCGTCATTGCCTAAGAGAATCCGTTCGATATTATTAATATCGTTGCGGCTGATCTCAGAAGGTTGCTGGCCATTCAATCCGCCTGTTGCGTTAAGGTAAGAAACGCTAGATGCGTAAAGATCGCGCATTAGCAAGTCTTCTTTTTCTCTTAACCCAGTCTGTTACTTTGTTGACCTAGCTTTCACTAGGCGGGGAGTCTTGTTATTCCTCCCTCATACGCTCTCACGTATGGTCAGACTTTATCTTCATCCTTGTAATTCCAAGGAGCATGGCATGAAGTCGTTGAGGATTTTTGATCTGCTTTTCCCTTTATAGGAATAAAGCTCCTGATAAATCGACTCTTCCTCGTTTCCATATTTACTTTTTGGGCCTTTAGTTCCTTTTGATTCACGGATACTAAAAAACTCTAAAAGCTTATGAACTCGATTCTTTTTTTCACCGATCATATAAGGCAGAATTTTTTCGGCTAGGATTTTTATGCTTTTTGAAGACATAATGGAAAGTTCCCATCTTGTCTTTCTATAAACACCATCACTTCCAATCGAGGATGTTCTTTCTTGGAAACGATATTTCATTCCTAATAATTCAAATAAAGATTTTATTTCACAAATAATCGCTTTATCTGAATTTACAGCACCTATAATTGGCGTATAACAAACGGTTTTTTTCCCGTTTTTTTGTTGGGTTAGTCTTTTTATCAGACTGACCCAGCCTTCGCCTTCTATAATTGCCGTTAACCAAATCATTCTTTTCTCAAATCTTTCCTGCTGATTGTCCATTGTTTCATCCTCTTGATTTTCACTATTATACCTATGCTCGGTACATTAGTACAAGAGGCTTTAGGAGATTCCAGCATATAGCCATGTTTAAGGACAGCAATTAAGCTGCTAACTGTCCACCTAACGCAGTAAATTTTGTTAAGACTTTATCATTTTCAAATAAAGTTAATTGCTCATTTGTAACGATAGTCTTAGCATATATCTCCATAGTCGCGTCAACATCTGTACGTTGTACAACTTCTGGAGCTGGGTCGATTCCTGAACCATCTAATTGGCCTCCTGCCGTTGATAGCCTTTCATAACGGCTCATGCGGGTAGTTTTGCCAATGTGCGCCTCTGCAAAATGCAAATCGCAACCGAAAGAATGGATCAGGTTGAACATTGGCGTGCTAAGCAGATTCTCACTCCATTGAAGTGGAAGCTCAGGAGCCATATTGTTAATGTTTGTGATTCCTATAGACATTTTAAACCTGTATTTCCAGTTACATTAGTTTTATTAGTGGCGAACTAACAAAATCTGCCGTGACTGGCGAGGTCTAAAACAGCCGTGAATTAAGGCTAGCGAAACCTTATTGCAGCTAAATCAATCTATAATATTAATTATATTACTTTGCAAACTTAATTGTATTAAGAGATTCGCGTTCTTATACCCTAAGTATATATTCTTATGTACGGAGCTATGCCCCTTATGTACGGAGCTACACAAATGAGAAAAAAGAAAAGCCTGCATTTTGCGCCTAAGTTTTTGGGCATAAATACAGGCATTCATTTTGATATCCCCAAATGGGGATAAATCTTGCTATGCGACGCCTTTCATTATTCGTTGCATCCTCTGCCAGTTGTCTTGCCTTCTCTTTTCGTCAAGGTTGATAGGAGCTGAATCGCCAGTGGGTGTTAGGCCAGGAATAGACATTGATTGCGGCTTGTTGAAATTCTTTTCGGCCTTTGCCGCGTCTTTATTAGATTTGGAATTAGGGATAAAGCGTTTTACTGCCTTATAAATATTCGCCCATTTGTCAAAAGAATCCGGAAGCCCTTTAAACGCGGCGGCTACTTCTGGGTAATGATATTCAAGATAATCTATATTTTCAGAGGAACAAACTTCTTGAAAGTCGGGAAATGTGGCTGCAATCCTTTGAGGGAATTCTGCCCTTTCGCGCTCTAACCTTTCTTTTTCTCTTTCCCGTCTTTCGCTTTCTAATGCTTCCGCTACCGCTTTCTTTACTTGATTCTGAATGTTTTGCTCTTCTGTAATATTTTCTGAATAGTCGGCATTGATAGGCGCACTAGCAGCAGGCTTATTTAAAACAGCTTCCATTGCTGCTTTTAAAGCGGCTACTTCTTCTGCCTTTTTTCTATTGTCCTCTTCTATAGCAAGCTTTTCTTTCCGTTCCTTTTCCCTTTGCTCCCTAAACTTTTTCCAATTGATATTTTCGCCTGATTCTGATTCTTTTTCTTTATTCTCAGGTTCAGGGATAGTATTACTATTATTTTCTGGTTGTATTTTTAATTTAGCTTCGTCTATTTGACTATTAGATTGAACTGTCATTAGGAATCCTATGGATGAAGTTAATAATAATGATATTAATCAAACAAATATCAATAAACTCAAGCAAGATGAGCTAAAATCAGAAATACTACATTACAGAAATGTTGTAAACTATCTAGGGGCAAATGTTCCAATAGAAGTATTATGTCTTCCAAACGAAATAGAAAATATATTGATAAAATCAGGATATATTAGAGTCTACGACTTGATTGGGGAGGATCTTGCTAAAATAAAGGGGATCGGCGAAGCGCGAATCGGGATCCTTACAGCCAGACTTGACGAGTTTTTCGTGGTTAGCATCTAAGTATTCAGATTCTGCTAAATGAGTAATGCCATATTGATTTCTTATGTCTTGAAAGAACGTCTTCTTATAAAACGAATCGCACCAGAATTTTGTTTGCTGCCATTGAGGGGCAACATAAGTCATTTCGGAAATCACTGCCATTGTCTTAGCGTCTGGCAAAGACCATAGGCGTTTAAACTTCTTAGTTCCCTTGTTATAGAGAAAAACTGTTTGCTGCGGCCTAGGTTGCGGCATAAAGAGATAGGCATAGTATTTATGCCTTCTAAGGTTGCAAAGCAAAGGATCGCCCGCAACAATCAAAATTAAGAAAAATTCATTTTCATCAAATATTTTCTCATGTCTATCAGTACATATGCAGAGTTGCTCATAAACATCATCACATAGCCCATAGGCTACCTCTAAAGGATCGTAAATAGTATTATCGCTGGCGGCCTTTAAACTAAGCTCGCCAGCAGTTTTATCTTTCTGCATCATCTTAATGATCTAATTCATTAATTTTATGCTGGGTATGAGGACGATCTTTCCCAGATCTAGGATCGAACGCTCTTATTCCCGACTTATCATCATTTCCCGTCGACGGACTATAATGTTTTTCCCAATGTTCGCTATGTGCGGACATTGAGTGATGAGGCGCTTTCTTCTTAGCCATGTTAATACTTCATTTTGTGTGATTTTAAATAGCCTGCTAGCCCTTCCCCTGCTTTGTCTAGATCGTGAGGGTTGCCCATTTCCGAAGCGTATTTCTCTCCGCAAACAGGGTTAATTTGACCTTTGCTATGCTCAAAATGTTCTTGCGGCATGCGTGCTGAATGTTCCCCATGCATTTTCTCATGATGAGAATGTTCTTTCTTGTGATGCGATTTAGCCATATATCCTCCTAGAGATTTGCGGCTTGTTGATTGATTGGTTGGTTTGCTAACTTAATGCTTTGCGCAAAATCAAAAGCTTGTTTGATCTGGTTAAACTGCACGTCCTCAAGCTCCATTGCCAGCTTTACTAAGTTATAATCTGATTCAAGTTGTTTGCTTTCGGCAGTTGCGTTTATTTCGTTTACATTCGCGATCTTCTCTTGAGCCGATGCAATCAATTCTTTTTCTCTAGCAAGATCTGCCTTGGCTTTTGCATAGCTAGCCATTATTTTTGCGTTGTCGGTCTTCTCTTGCTGTGCTGCTTGCATTTGTTGAGCTTGAGCTTGTTGTTGCGCTTGCTCTTGCATTTCTTGGATCACTTCTTGCTTATTGGTAATAAAGGCAGCTTTAAGAATAGATTTGTCAGAGATCGGCATTCCAAGTTCTTTAAAGTGCAAGAGCTGCTGTAATTCCATTTGCCTTTGAGAGGTGGAATAATTGCCCTCTTCTACGATTACTGAATATTTAAGCGATTGGGAACTAAAGAAACGCTGATCTGGTTCATGACCAAGAATGCTAGCAACTTTACCTTTAGAGAAGTTTTTACGAATTGCCTGGAGTCTGATTTTTCCATATAGCCTTTGTGAATAATCTAATTTATCAAAAACCGTTTGCAGTGTTGTAAGCCCAGCACCTTGACGTAACATTGACAAAATCCCCGACTTGTCATCAGTTGCAGCACCCAACAACTCTTCATTTACCCCTGATATTTTGGTAATGTCTTCCGCTAAGCTGCGCGATAGTTCCATAACCGATTGAGGAATGCTTTGCGGATCTAGGCGTTGTATTTCGTTGGGAAGATGCCCTGCTTTTAATGGAATTAAACAGCCGTTTTGCGTCTGTCTAAAAGCCTTTGTATCTGTAACAACGTCAACAGGATAGATCCATGCGTTTTGCACTTGAGATTGCAATAGATCCATCTCAATGACTTTTCGCATATTATAAAGGTATTGAGCGTCTCTAAGGTTTCTTACTACTCCTTGAACACGCCAAGCATAGGATTGAACATCCGGCTCATGATAGGTTAGACAGGGCACAAATGGATAAGAATCGATATCTAGAAGATTAGGGCCGTCATAAAGAGCTATGTTATTTAAGCAAATAGTCAGTCTTGTTGTGGGGATTTGCGCTTTTTTAATGACAAGCCAAGGTTGTTTTTGAAGCACCCTGTCTAGCATGTCTGGTGGGTCGCCTTCTTCCTCTTCCCATTCGCTAGCTTCCCCAGTCTTAGGATCTAAAACGATTGTCCCTTCGCGTGTAGTTCTATAATGGAATTCATCAAAAGCAAAGAGGTTTTGCGCCGTTAGGTTTAATAACTCTACTTGAAGCGGAAATCGCCCATCTTTAATGCCCGAAGGAATCATTTTGTCTATTTCTTTTGCATGGCCAGGAAGCAATGCTTTAGCTATAGGCTTTGTCACCCATCTGCGTCTCCATATTCCATTACAATCGGTAAGATCTTGTTTTCTGAAATATGGGTCGATAAGGAAATTGCAATACGCGACATTATCTGTGAAAAGATCGCCAGACACAGGATCCAAAGTATAATCAGGGTAGAGGTGAAGCAAACTAATCCCAGTGTCGCAAGCTCCTTCGAACGCTTGTGATAAATATTCTTGAAATCCATCGCGCTCCTCTGTCCATTTTAAACATTCATTATAATCGTCGGATAAACGATCGTCTTGGTGTAACGGCTGTGTGATCGTAGACTTGCGATTCTTGCGCTGATACCCGCAGATCATGTTAATGTGTCTGCGAATCAGATTGAAAAAGAAGCGTCTTGCCCCATAATAGTTATTGTCGCCATAGATCATTGACCAGAGGGTTTGGTCGCCTACCTTGAAACGCTTGTCAATTGCGCCTTGCTGCCACATTGCGGCATTAGCTGGGTAACTATAGGTGTAGAAATTATCCATTCTACCTTTTGCATCTTTAGTTCCTGTAGTTGTACCGTCTAAATAATAAGTTGGACTAGCGTATTCACCACCATATGAACCCATTTAATAACCGCTTAGATAGTTAAATTAACTATTAGCAGTTATTTGAATTATTTGCATTTGTTTATTTAATA